TTCTTGCTTGAAGTCTTCCTCCCTGCCCTGTTTGTATTGGTCGCTACTTAATGCATATTCAATCAATTCGGCACACATAGAGCCTAGGCTCCTTTTGTTTGCCTCAGACAAGGTCCTAACCCTCTCTAGGCTCTCTGAATCCAAGGGAACTTGGACGCGTGTTGTATCTGCGGCCACATCGCATGTAGCTACTGCCCAGAGCTTACCATTTTATGCCTTATCTGCATATAAAAAGAGGCCCCTTTTGAGGCCTCGTGGTTTGCGTTGGTTAGGTGGTAGCGATAGCCTAAGCAGTAACGTATTTGGCTCCACTGCCATGAGCTTCAACGAAAATGTCTGACTTTGCTCCATCACATAGTGAGCAAGTGAGACAGGTTGCTTTGCTATCTGTAACTGTAGCCGGGCAAAGTTTACCGCTGTAGCTATCTCCATTTTTTGGGATGACTGCGAAAGTCTTGAACCCTAGCTCTGATGCGTGCATGTAATCAGTCCAGCCGTCGCAGCTTGCTTGCATGTGACCTGCTGTCCACTTGGCCCACGGCTCTCGCCATTGGTGTGTGTAGGCAGTATGACCATTAGCCGCGTGGTTTAAGATACGGAACAGCAGGGGAGACACCACAGCCGGGTCTCCGTATGCTCCCCACCTAATCTTGCGACCTTTGACAGCAACGCGAGACCCTAAGCCATGTAGATCTGACTGATATTTACCGGCATGATATGCACGCCAGACTGATAATGGAGCTTGGCCCACATTCACATAGCAAGACCTTGATCCGTCTTCCTGTTTGCGATGTGGACAATCACCGCAGATAGCAACATCTGCGCCGGTTTGAACAGCTTCGACCGGTGAGATATCACGGCGAAGAATCCAGACTTGAGCCATCGGGCCTGTCTTCCGATTCGTTGAGTTCATAGTCATGATCACAACAATGGGAGAACCATCTATGGGTGAATCAATCTCTTGCAGGATGTAGCCGAGTGGTGCTTTGGCCATCGTTTTTGTTGGTTAGGTGGAAGCGATCAGTTGCAATAGATAGGATTGACAGCACACAGCTGGGCAACCCGCGTGGTCTTGATGTCTTCAAGGCCTTGAGCCGTGTTGTTCATGGCATTGCCTGCCACGTTGACAGCGACACACATGAGGGCCAGGTAGATCAGCAGTGGTTTCATGATTGGTTGGTTAGGTGGGAGTGATGAATCCTAGTAGATCTCGTTTTTGAAGACTTGAGAGACAACAGGGACTAAGCCCCCAATCGTTTTGATTAGTGGGAAGCCGTCAGTCTTGCTCAGCTCAGCCATTGTGTTGGCCAAGAAGCGGCGCCCGGCTTGTTCGTCGGTGGTGTGAAAGGTTTCGTAGATACCTTCAGCGCCTGAGCTGTTGAGCTGGCGGATGACGACGGTGTAGTTAAAAAACATGAAGTGGGTTGGCTAGGTGGAAGTGATGAAATCTGATAACGATGACGTGTTCGCCCCGTTGATCGGATAATAAAGCCTGATCGATGGCCCACCACCCCAGTCAACTCATATTGTTATATTTCGTAACATACTCACCCTGGCCCTAGTCTTCGTCGATCCAATCAATACAGCTCATCTCGCGGCGCATCTCTGCGTTCAAGATCCATTCTTCTTCTAACGCCTGAACATTCTTTACATTGTCCCACTGATCAGTTGTTAAGTCTGACTCATCACAATCATCTGGGATTGTTGATAGTAACTGTTCGATTTGATTGTATACCTCAACGAGTGAACGTTGCATGTTGGTTAGATATACTGCCTGCTTGTCAGTCATGATTGATAAGAATAGTTAATGTTAGTGATAAGAATATCTGATCCCACAGATAAAACCAAATAAATATACAGAAATGGCACGCATTAGTGTAGTAGTACACTTAATGAGAATAATAGTACAATTGTTGAGAATCAGGGGTGCGTCAGATCTATCATCTGATGAGAACTCTTGACACGGCTGGCGTCAGAAGAAAACACCCCTACCCCCTCCCCTCTCAGAAACGAAGGGGGGCCAAGGGGGAGCGTGGCGCTAGCGCTATAGAGATATAGGGTTCACAAATTTATGTCATTTTACTCCGAAGGATTCAGGAACTCATCTATCTCAGGATGAATCTCTAAACCTTGGAATGGATCGTAATCTTCCCCACGAATAGCAGCTCTAATAGAAGCTGTAAGCCAAGGATTCTTAGCGGCCAGAGCGGCCCTGAGGGCGGCTTGTAACCGTACATCTCTGTCAGACATCACACAATCATCTTTGTATTGTTTGTAGGGTCTTCCAGGGCAGCTTCAGAAGCAAAGGATGTATCTACAACCCCTTCTTTTACGGAAGAGGAATACATCTCATCCATCTCCAAACACCAAGCCTTAAGGGCTTTACCGGTATCTGTGAACTTAGCTACACCTAGAGATCTCCAGCATTCTTTAGGATCGTCATGACCTCTAGAAGAACCTTTGTAATGACTAACAAAATAATTAGGACCTTCTCTTACTCTAAAATACTCAAAAGAACAACCTGCAGTATTACCATCAAAAGAAATAACCTTCATAAATATTTAGTTGTAAGGTGTATATGAGTTTGTGTTATTTGTGTGTTTTAATAAACACTTCACTCAGCTCTGTGACCGTCCTGAGTCACCCCTGCGGGCTTCCTCGTCCTGTCGACGAGAGACTGCTGGGGTGTTGGTGTGTGTTATTTACAGTGATCCTCCCATTTGCTTTGCCCCCCAGCTGTGTTCATAAGGGACACCGAGTCTCACGGTGATAGGTCTTGATTTAGCAGTGCGTATCGGGTGGAGGAAATGGAGAAAGGAAGACTCTCGACGTAGTTTCGTCAGACAGAGTGCTTCCAATCTCACCGCATATCCACACAAGAGAACACCACTTCTCTTGCTTACATGGGGCCACTTTTAAGTCCAGTCCCAAACCTTAGTGCTAGCAGTAGCTCCGAGGCCTTTAAAGGATCTACCCAGGACAAGAGCATCAGTAGCCAGGTGAGGGTTGTTTTCAAAGGCATCCATCATTGCTTGCCATTCTTCGTTCTTTCTAATTGATTGAGCTTTGTGAGCACTTTGAGCAAGGCTATCAATAAACCATTGAACACCTTGTGACAAGGCATCAATTCTATCGTCATGTTTTACAGCGCCTTTCTCTCTACACATACGAGATATTTGATAACCAAGCATATACTCCAGTCGTTTCTCAGGAGGTGCATCAGGGTTGGAAGAGTAATCGTAAGTAAATACTTTAGGATCTATGATTAGTTTGTGTTGGTTCATCACCGGTTCTAGTGTTTCGATGATGCGTTCTTCTTTTCGTACTGTAGCTCTAATCTCTTCGGTAGAGAAGTTAGCTTGCATCTGAAGAATGTGTCTATTAAAGAGTTCACATATCATGCCATCACCGAAGTTAGATTCTACGAGGAGTCGAGATGCTTTGTATTTTTTACCTAGTCTTACGATAGATGTAAGTGTGTTATCTGAATAGCCATCCCTGAAAGCCAACATATCCCGAACAAATACATAACCATTGGCTTGAGATAGCACTACAGCAACAGTTTCATCTGAGCCACGTCCAGAAGGGTCAACAGAGACGATTGTCTCGCTGTAATCACACATACCCTCATCTATATACATAGGCCCGTAGAAGCGATCTCCTGGTAGTCCTACAGGGTTCTGATCTTTAACCATGTATCGAGGGTCAGCAGACCAGGCATAACGCTCAGCGCATTCATTACCTAGGGGTGTAACTATTAGGTCTTGGAACTTAAGGGGAAACTTCTCAGCATCAGACAAGCTTGTGTCAATCATGAACTGAAGCATGAAGTTAGAGCGGCCCATAGCCGACTCACGTTCCATTAAGTCCAGGTCACTAAATCGTGTATCTGTAGGTGTGCCGGGATTCTGTCCCTTCTCAATATCTTCGACCAACTGCGGAGCGAGTAGTCCTTCGTATTTGGATAAGTCTTTGGGGTAACGTGCTGGCCAGACGAAAGGGCGGTAGGATCTTTCCGCCAATTTTCTATAGATTGTGAAAGTCGATTGTGGTGTCCCGAGGAACAAGATTCGGGAATCTTTGTCAGGCGTAAGAATCGATTCACTTTCAGTTACCAGTTGAAGGAGCTTCTCCCGTTGCATATCTGTGGCTGAGTTCTGGGGAACCTCAACGTCGTCGAAAATCATTAAATGGGCACGACTCCCAGTCATCTGTCCTGTAATGCCCACAGACTTCACACTCGGAGCCTGGTGAGGTTTGGCAGGACCAACGTCGAAGGAGATACGTGACCAACGCTGATCTGAGTCTTTGGGTCCAAGGTGTCCTAGCCATGCGATATCAAGAATTAGTTTTTGACAGAAGATTGAGAAGTTATCAGCACGTTCCTTAGAAGCCGAGATAACCATGATCTTTTTGTCAGGGTGATTAAACAGAACCCACAAAACAAACGCTGCGGTAATCCATGACTTGCCAACACCTCGGAAAGCTGAGATCTGTAATCGCTTTGGTCCATGTTGAAGATAGTCAGCAATACAAAGTTGTGCTCTAGTAGGTTTAGGTAGCTCTAACTCATGCCAAACGAGTGTAAGAAAGACTTTAAAATCAGTCTTGATTCTTGCCTCTAGGTCTTGTAAATTCATAGGTGTATTTAATTATATCTAGACCATCAACTTCAGAAGGCTCTGAGTGATATCTAGGAGGCTCTATAACAGGGTCTGATGGCTTTATAGGTGCAATCCCCTCATCAACAGCTGAAGAGACCTTGTAATCGATCCAGAGGGTCTCTAAGCCATATAGCCAACCTTTTAGAAAGAAAGCCAGGGGCTTAGATAATTTCTTATCTAGCCACCTAGCAATAGCCCGGAACTTATTAAGCCGGAACTTAATACGCATTATTTTTTCTTTTTAGGAAAGCCCGCTTTCATCGCCTTGTAAGATTTAGTGCTTACTGTTGACTTCTTTTTAGAGCGAGAGGTACCAGCCTTCTTACGCTTATTAATGTTTCTGTAGAGACTCATTTCTTTTTACCTTTACGGGCTTTACATTTGGCACATTTGCCAGATTTACAACACTTGTAGGCCATGACTAATTAAGAGTAGAGGGTGCTGTACCAATCTGATTAGCGCCTACAACATGGGCACGACGTTGGTTAGCGGACAAGAGGTCCAATGCATCAGATGC